CCTCGGCCGTCAGGTCACGGCGCCGGTACTGGCGCTTCATCCGTGGTTCCTGACTCTGCTGCGCGCTATCGTCGGCGGGGCGTGCGGCACCAGAGCGCACGAACTGCCGTCCTTCAACGTCGTCTGTCTCGAAAGACTTCCCTGGCATGACCATGCCGCCCGGCAGGAAGATCTTCATGTTTGCGATCAATTTCAAAGATTGGCCTCCGACTGCGAAACCGCCGCGCCAAGGCGGACCCTAGCGCGGCGTATTGCGTCGCTACAGAGTGATACCGTCCCAGACCACGACTGCGTGCGTGTGCCGCGGCAGGTAGTTGATGTACCTCTCGGCGCGCAGGGCGATCAAGTTGTTCTGATACAGGGAAACCAGACTGACCGCGCCGCCCGCTGGTGCATCGCTCATCTCGAGCGATGCCTCCGAGCTCATATCGACCGTCATCGCGCCGTCGTCCGAGAGGAAAATCTCGCTCGGATTCATAAACACGGCGTAAGTCTCGTTGGCCGACACTGCGCTGATGTGGATGTTATTGGTCGTCAGGACTGGATAGCCCTTGAACGTTCCGCCCTCTGGTCCGACGTCCGGATATGCGAGGACGCCGTTCGTCGTGCGGAGCGTGCTCAGGCCGATCGCCGTCCTGGGAGACATTACCCAGACGCAACCCGTCAACGGGATATTGTTATTCGCCAACTCCCCATAGATCTTCGCGACGTCGGAATCGACGCCGGCAATCGTTGCAGCGCTAAAGTTGATCTTCGTCGCGCCGTTAGTCAGAGAGGCCGGCGAGACGTTGGATACCGCGGCGACGTCCGGATCAAGCGCTTGCTCATCGCCGAATTGCGAGATTGCCCGTGCCATGTCGGTCCGGACCGTCTCTTGCGCCGACGGATTGGAGAACCGCACCAGTTCGTCCGTGGTCACGACGAGGCTCACCTGCTTGGCGAAACGCATCGTGATGAGATCGAACGCAGCCTTCGATAGCGGCTTCGGCGCGCCCTGTCCCGCCCACTTGCCAGACGTTCCCGCGGTCATCCTCGGGATGGAGACGTTGAACGGAACGCGGTGGAAATTGTTGATGCGCCCAAGCACTGTCATCGGGCGCAGGAATTCGACGAACTCGGAGGCCATCGGCTGCAACTGCACCAACGGACCCGCCCAGCTTCCATCGGTCGTCGTGCCGGCAGCAACTGCGGTCTTGAATGCGATCTCGACCTCCGGCGTCGAGTCGCGGAACTGCTTCGCGCGTTCGGCCGCCAGCATGAGATTACCGCGGGCGTTCGCCAGACACATCGCGTAGCGAACGAACGCCATGCCCTTCGGCAGATTTGAGTTGGCGCGAATCACGCCATCGCCGTATTTCACGGTCGACGCCGGCTCGACTACCGCCGCAGCCGCACCGCCGGCCCCGTTCTTAGCGGGTTCGACCGCTTGGGCGTGCTTGAGTATGAAGGCTTCGTGATCTTTCAGCCGGACGATGTGCTTGTCGCACGTTTCGACTTCGCGCTTCAGTTCCTCGTATCTCTCGTTTTCCTCCGCGGTCGCAGTGCGGCCTTCCTTGGCCCAAACCGCGACGATTTCGTTCATCGCCGCAGACGACGATGCGCGCTTCGCCTCGTATTGCGTTACCTGTTCCGTTGTGGTGCTCATTGTTTCTGTTCCTTTGGTTGATTGGGATGAGGTTCCCGAAGCGCCGGGAGGATTCAAACGCACGACTCGGTCTGCATTTTGGCCTAGCGCGGCCGGCAGTCCTATGTCGTAAGCCTTCACCGAGGTAATACAAGCCTCGACGTTCATTGGTATGGAGACGGCTGACAACTCGTGCCAGCCCCATTTGGTCCAGCGTGTGGCGAGCGGATTGCCTTTGATCGGCTCGCCTTCGATTCCGCTCCAGCCGATTGATAGTCCGCGGACAAGTTTGTCGCGTATCTTGACCCATGCGCCTTGCAGATCATCCTTGAGTTGCTGCGGATAGTCGGCTTTCGGTTTCGCGACCATTCCCTTGACCGGAATGCCCTTGGCATTCGGCGTCGCCGCGGTAATCCAGCCGATTGGATCGGTGATCGAGCCTTTGCCGTGCTGCCAAAGCAGAGGAATCGGGAGCGCAAACTCCGCGCCCATCGGATCCATGCTGTCGTCGCCGAAGTCGAGCAGCGGCGTCGATGCGATTCCCTCGAAGGTGTAGGAGTCGCCCGTCTCCCCGACGGCCTTGATATCGAAAGTCGCCCACGCGATTCGGTGATGGGCCTCTTTTCCTGATGCGGCAGTCGTATCTGCGCCCCACGGCACCGCGATCGTGTCATCGCTGAATTTGTCCCGCGCCTTCGCATAGTAGGCGGCAACCTTGCGCTTGACGCCAGCTCGATCAGCGGCCGGGATATCGACCCCGCCGCGCGCGCCCTGCATGACCGCTGCAACGGCGACGATGGCGTGCCAGACGGAGACCGCCGCGCCGTCGATCACATCCGCGAACTTCAGCTTATAGCCGCTGAAATTCATCTTGTTGCCGGGATCGCGCCAGAAATGGACCGAGGCGTACTTCTCCCAATCCATCTTGTCCTTATCCCCGCTCCCATCGCTTGACGCCCAGGCGCGGATGCGCGTCTCCGCCTCGTTGTCGATATAGGCGCGGTCGCGCTCGTCCGATAGGGGAATGTCCGTCGAGCCGGACGCCGCCTTGGTCTGTTCGCTCATCGCGTCACCTCACGTAAACGACGCCCGGTTTCTTAGTCTCCAGAGCAGCAACGGCCTTCGGTGCCTTCGCTTTCTTGGCCCCGGTCATCGCCTCGTGCGCCGACTGCGCCATGCCCATCATCTTCTGTATATCGGCCGCCGGCATCGGCTCGCCGCTCGAGACGCAGGCGTCCATCATGTCGATCATATCCGCGATGTTGCCGATTGCGCCGCTCATTTCTTGCCTCTCGGTTTCGGTTTGGGTTTCGGCTTAAGTACGGCCGGAATCTGGTTCGGCGGAACGAGCGCTGGCGTGTTCGTCGTCGACATCGGCGCGACGTCGCCCTTCGTCTTTTCCTTGCCCTGTCCGGTCAATTTCGCCCAGGTGCCCATCAGAGTTTCCCCATGACGGCGAGGATCAGGACCACGATCAAGACGAGGAATATCAATCCCGAGCCGGCGTAGGGAACGCCTAGCGGCAGGCCGCCGAGCAGGATCACGATCAGGATGATGAGCAACACGACGGCGAGCGTCGACATACCTTTCTGGAACGTTCTCATGCGAACTCCTTTGCGTAGGCGTTCATACGACCATGACCCGAAAGCGCTGCTCTTCCTCGCGCTTTAGCGACCGGCCGGCGGCCATCACTGCGGCGACAATGCCGTCGATCCGGCCGGTGGAGCGCTGCTTAGTCGGCTTACGGTTTCCGGCCGGGTCGGTATCGAGCACCACACTAGCGGCGTTCCAAGTCATCAGCGGATTGCCGTCATGCTTGAGCTCGCCCGCCTTTAGCATCCGCTCGTACTCGTCGACCGCGGGCGCCATGTCCTTCCAGCCCTGACCGAATGAATGAAGCGGCAGTTCGATCCCTTCCGTGCTCGCGAACTGGAGCAAATCCTCAATCCGGTAGCGGTCATAGCCGATCGATTGGACCTCGTATTTCTGTGCCGCATCGACTAAGCGGGCGAGCACGAAAAGTTTATCGATCGCCGATCCCGGCGTGGTCTCCAGCCAGCCCGCGGCGCGCCAAGTCCCGTAATGGGCGCGGTCCGCCCGTTCCTTCTCCGCCAAGGCCTCCGCGGGGAGCCAGAACCAGACCTTTTGCCGCCAGATCGGATCGTCGCCGGTCGGTTCGAAGAGCAGCGCGAAGGCGGTCAGGTCCGTGGTCGATGCCAAGTCCAGACCGCCAAAGCAGCGCCGGCCGAGCAGCCGCGCATCATCGAATTACGCATCCTCGGCCCGCTTCCAGGACTCGTAGGAGAGCCACGGATTGGCCGCATCGGTCCACTGGCAGAAATTAAGGCGCCGCACTGTCGCCTCTTTCGACGGCATCCCGCGCGCTTGGAGCACCTGCTCGCGCAGGTACTGCGGCTGGATGGTGATGCCGAGTAGCGGGTTTGCTTTCGGCCAGCAAGACTCGTCCGAGAACGGGTCGTCGTCGACGTCGAGCGCGCACACGTAGCCGAAAAAGGCGTCATCGGTCAGCGAGCCGTCGCAGACCTTGCGCGCGTATTCGTGATACTCCCAGCACACCGACTGCCGGTCGGTCCCGCTATTGGTGATGAGCACGATCAGCGGCTGGCGGCGCCCTTTCAGGCCCGCGCGCATCATCTCGACCATCAGCGCCGACTTGTGCTCATGCACCTCATCGCCGAGCGAGCAATGCGGGCGCGGCCCAGACTGCGAATCATCGCTTGAGATCGGGCGGAAGAACGACGCCGTATGGTCGTCGTAGATGTTCCACTCGCTGCCCTTGCCGCCGGCGCACTTTAGCGCTTGGCTAAGTTCCGGCGACTGTTCGACCATCGCCACCGCATCCCGGAAGAGGATTTGCGCCTGGTCCCGCTTGGTCGCGAACGCGTAGACTTCGGCCCGCGGCTCGTTGTCCGCCGAGAGCATCTTGAGCCCAATCCCCGCCGCCATCGGCGACTTGCCGCTGCCCTTGCCCTCCTCGATGTAGGCCATCCGGAAGCGCCGGGTACCGTCGGCCCGCTTCCAGCCGAACAGGCTGCCAACGATAAACTCCTGCGATTCGTGGAGCTCGAACTCCCGCCCCTCGAACTCGCCGCCGTTCAGACGCAGGATCTCGCGAAAGAACCGGAAGGCCTCGCCAGCCTCATGCTCATCCCATTCCAGCCCTCGCTTCGGCCCGTCCTCCAAGTCCCGAAGATGCCTAAGGCACGCCGCGCGGACGTGCGGGCCGGCGACGGCTTGCCCTTGGGAAACCCGTTGGGCATAGGCCGTCACCGGATCAGCTCCGGAACGAGGCAAGCCCCGTCTTCGGCTTTTGCGCGGCATCAGGCTTCGGAGGAGCGAAAACCCGCGATCGGTCGGACGGCGTCATGCCACAGCGCGCGAGCAGGTTAATCAGAAGCGCCGTCTGCCGTATCCCGAAATGGTACGGGTCGCGCCGAGAGGCAGCGATGAGCCGCGCCATGTGCTCGAGCAGTTTCCGGTCGCTCGACTGGAATACCCCAGGCGCGCACTCAGCGACGATTTCGTCCCAAATGGCCCGCTCGTCCTCTGGCATGGACTCCGGTGCC